AGTCCAGCCGGATCTTCCGCTTCTGTTTCAGCGTGTGCCCGTCCAGCAGGATCATTTAGCGCCACCTCGCTTTGTTGCTCACCGTCAGGTTCCCGGCGCGGGTCGCGTTCACTTTGATCGTCACGCGTCCGGGATTCACGTTTGTGTCATCGTTCCCGGTCAGCAGGCCATAGACGCTCCGGCTCACGTCCTTCCCGTTCCTCGTCGCGTCCGCCGTGATCTGCAGGATCCCTTCCTGCGTGTGCGTGAAGTTCAGCGTCTCGTCCTTCTCCAGCTTCACGCCGGTCAGCTTCAGCGTCCGGCTCCCCACCTTCAGCGTGAAGTTCGTGATCGTTTTCCCGCTCACGTTCTTGAAAGACAGGTCCAGCACGCTCGGAGCCGTCCCGCCGATCTCCATCTTCAGCGATTCCTCTTTTCCGTCCGCAAACTTCTTTTTCGTGATGGTCTGCGCGTCCGTGTCCTCCCAGAAAGGCACGTTGTACGCCCGGAAAATGATCGTGTAGTTCGCCGTCCAGTCCCACAGGTCGCCGGGATCCGGAAGTTCGACCTCGTCCACGTACATCCTCCGCCCGGACGCTTCCGTGATGAACTCCAGCCATCCCTTTTTGATGGCCCAGGCGTTCACCTTGTCGAAAATCTCACGCCGCAGCGGCATGTTCACTGTCCTCACGTCTATGCCGTAGGAGACCTTGGCCTCCAGGATGCCCCAGTGCCGCCCGGTGATCCGCTGACCCCACATGCCGGAGTCCGCTGCCGTCACGTTCTGCCTCGTCGTGCCCGGTTCCATCCCGGTGATTACGACCCGGCCGTGGACCTTGTCCAGGTCTTTGTTCCCCAGCAGCACCCGCCGTTTCAGTCTCATCGGATTCCCTCCGTTTTACTTCACATACTGGGCGACGAGCCCGGCCATGTACTGCCCGACCACCGCCGTCAGCGCCCCGCCGTCGATCACGACCCGCGAGCCGTTCAGCGCTTTCTGCACCGCCGCCGCCGTGTCTTCCGGGATTTTGCTCATGTCCTTCGCCGCGCCCTCGATCTTCTCGCCGGCACCGTCCACCTTCTCGGCGCTGTCGTTGTTCGTGTCTGCTTCCTGCGCCATGCGGTCGTAGGCGTCCGCCACGCTCTCCAGGATCGCGTCCAGCCGTCCGGCTTCCATCCCTTCTCCGTTCCACAGCGCCATCAGCTCGTTCCATGTGGAGTTTCCGCTCCAGCTGGAATAGCTCCCGTTCAGCATGTTGTGCAGCCTGGACTTTTCCAGGTCGCTCCTGTTTCCCAGCCCCATCAGGATGTCTTCGATCGTTCCCTCCTGGCCGCCCAGCCACGCCTGCCCCAGGAAATTCCGCTGCACGTTCCCGTTCGCGTCCCGCTTCAGGCTCAGCGCGTCCGCGCTCGCCTGCAGGAATGCTTTGTCCGTTCCGCTCAGGCTCTCCGCGTCCGCCATCCGCTGGCTCCGCGTTTCCTCTGCCTTCCGCTCCGCTTCTCCCTGGGCGATCAGCGCCGGCGTCAGCGCCACCGCCGTCACGCCCAGCATGCTCGCGATCACCGGGGCCGCCGCCACGAAAGCGTTCGTGAATCCCGTCGCGAAGCTCGTCCCGGCTGTTGCGCCCGCGGACGCCGCGCTGCTTGCCACTCCGCCGGTCGCCAGTGTTTTGATCCCGTTGATCAGTTTCATGATTTCCAGCGCGCCGCCTGTCAGTTTGATCGCTGCCCAGCCGGCAACGATTCCCTCCACCGCGGCGATCACCGTGTCCTTGTTTGTCGTGATCCACTGCAGCCCGCCGGAGATGCCGTCGATCACGCTCTTCAGCCCGCTCACCACCTGCTCCGGGTCCACCTTCGTCAGGTCGCTGATCAGCGTGGAGATCGTGTCTCCCATCTGCTGCAGCATCGCTTTGCCTTCCGGCGTCTGCAGGTATTCGTTCAGCTCTTTGAACAGCCCCGTGATCGTCTCCATGCCCTCCGTCAGCGGGCCGGAGAACGCGCTCAGCAGTTCTGTCTTGAATGTTTCAAATTCTGCCTGCATTTTCTGGTACTGGTCGTCCATTTCGCCCAGGCCGTCCAGCGCCTCGTCGCTCACGACGCTCCATGACTCCATTGTAGAGTCGTATTCCTCACGCCCGGCCGTGAACAGCGGCAGCAGCTCGCGCCAGCTTTTTCCGAAAAGCTTTTGCGCGTAGGCGACCTTGTCTTCTTCCTTGCCCAGTGACGCCAGCGCCTCGCCGGCCTCCCAGAACACGTCCAGGTCGCTCTTCCCCGTCGGGTCCACGCCCAGGTAGGCAAGAGCGCCCATCGCTTCCTTGTCGCCCTTCTCGCGCCCCTTTTTCAGCTTGTCCTGCGCGTCCAGGATCGTCTCCGCGTCCGTGTCGATGATCTGCGCGGTCTTCCGCATCCGCTGCAGCTGTTCCGGTGTTATTTCATACTGGGCCGCTGTCGTTTTGACCTCGTCTGCCCAGCTGCCGGCTCCCAGCGTCGCGTTCACGATCGCCTCGCCCAGTTTCCAGGCTCTTTTGATCGCGCCCTCGATCCCGTCCGTGATTTTGCTCATCCCGTCCGTGACGTTTTCCCAGGCGACGCCCTGGCCCACGCGCTTCAGCTGCGCGTTCATTTCGCTGACGCCGTTCGCCGCCTCGTCGCTGGCCTCGCCCACGCCGCTGAGCTGGTTCTCCGTGTCCAGCATGTCGGCCTTCGCCTTCAGCAGCTGCTGCTGCATGTCCTGGTAGGCTTTGCTGGCCTTGTCCACGCCGTTGGACGCCATCTGCGCCAGCGCCTGCTCCGCCTGGGACGCGATCGCCTTCTGTTCTTCCAGTTTGACCTTCAGGAGCTCCGTCTTCTCCTGCATGTAGGTCTCTTTGTCCCCGGTCGCCTGGAACTGTTTTTCTGTCAGCGACAGCTGCGCGTCCAAAGTCTTCAGGCTGTTCTTCGCCGTGTTGATGTTCTGCTTGAACTGCCCGATCCCGCTGACGCCCATCTGGACATTAACGCCCGCCATGCCTTTTACTTCCTCCTGATTCCGTGCTGCACGTCGTCATAGTTGCGACGATAAATATATAAATCCATCACCGCGCCCGGCCTCATCCGGTTGATCTCCGGCAGGCTGAGCCCGGCGATCAGGCCCCAGCTGACCACCGTCAGGTAGGTCAGCCGTCCTTCTCGTCTTTTTTTTTCATCTCTTCAAGCGTCACGTCCACCGGTCCCTCGTCCTCATGCTCCGGGATCTCGCTGGCCATGCCCTCGTTCATTGCCTCCATGCACGAGTTGATCGCCCCGATCAGTTCCGACGGTTTCAGCGCCCGCAGGATCTTTTTCACCGTCAGATCCGGCTGTCCGGCCTCGTCGCCCGCCTCCTCGATCCCGGCGTTCCCCAGGATCATGATCAGCGTCGCCGCGTGCTTCAGGTGTTCCGCCCCTCCGTAGAGGCTCATGTCTTCCTTGTCGTCCGGGTTCCGCCCCAGCACCAGGCTGATCGCCCGGCTCAGCGGCCCGATTTTCTCCTGGATCTCCTTCATTTCCCAGGTGGTGTAGATCAGCGGGATCTCCCGCCCCTTCAGTGTGATGCTTGCCATGCTTCCTTTGCTCCTTTTCAAAAAATCACGGAGGCAGGAGATGAGCTCCTGCCCCCGTTCATGATCAGCTGATGCTGGCCTTCGCGTTCAGCCAGGTCTTCGCCGCCGCCAGCGTGTCGAAAGTCTTGTGGTGCGCGAACTGGAGCACCCCGGTGCTGTCCAGGCTGACGCCCGCGCCGGTGCCTTCCAGCGTCGGCACCCGCCAGTCGATGCTGGCCTCCTTCGTCCTCGTCTCCTCGCTGGAGATGGAGAACTTGAGTTTGTGATACCACCAGGCTTCGTAGCTGGTCGTGGCCGCCGCCGCGCTGCCGGTCGCCTTGGACCGCATCACGCGGATGTAGCCGAAGCCCACGTCAGGGCTCGCCGTGTCGTTCACCCGGTAGTAGGCCGCGGAGCTGGAGCCCTCGGAAACCTCGCCCAGCAGCAGTGCCCGTACCGTGTCGGTCAGGCCGCTCGGCTCAAAGCTGATGCTGTAGCCGGTGATCCCGTTGTCGCTGTCCAGTTCCACGTCGTTCCCGTAGAAATGACTGTCGTTCCGGTTCCAGCTCACGTTGGCGCTGATGGCCTCCGCCAGCACCGTTCCGTTCGAGTAAGTGATGGAAGTCCCGACGGTGTAGGTGTTCACCTTCGCCGCCACAGGATAAACCATACCCACGTTTGCGTTCATGTGTTTTCCCTCCGTTTACTTTTTGGTCATGGCGTCGAATTCGCTCTCGATGAACTCCTTCATTCTCGCCAGTGCTTTTTTTCCGCCGCTGTTCGCGGCCTTCCGGACGAATGGCTGCTTCTGCATGAATGAGGTCCCGGAGTTGATGGCGTTCACGATCACCGGGATCGGCTTTTGTTTTCCTTCCAGTGTTGCGTATCCGCTGTTTGCAAACCCCACGGACGTGTCGATCTCCGTGCCGTTTTTGTCGAATTTCGCCACGCCTGCTCCCACGCTCAGCACGATCTCCTTCTCTTCCGGGCTTGGGAGCCGCGTCCCGTTCCTGGCATACTTGAACGGTGCCGTTCGGATTTTCTGCGCTTCCGCTTTGATCTCCGCGGACATGATGGCCGCGCCTTCATACAGCGCTCTCGCCGCCACTGCCGGCGCTTTCTGTTCAAGCTGGCTCAGTTTTTCGCTGATCTCCGCCATCCCGTCGACCTTCATCGTGTATGGCATCATCCGTCACCGTCCCCGTCCGTTTCCTGGTTCTCCGGTTCCTCCGCGGCCGCCGGTTGTGCCGGCACCGCCGTGTCCCAGACCTGGA